GCAGTTCGGATGGTGCAGCCCTTCCGATTCGGCATCGGCGACGGTGGAATATCCCGGCGTGGCCCCAGTAAGTGACAGGATCTTACCGTTCCACCGGACACACGCTGGGTGCGAATTGGGCGACGTGCCCCCAATCACCTGCACCAGATCGCGCTTCTCCTCGATCAGCGCATCGTTGTAGGAATCGCGCGCCACCTTGGCGGATACAGTGCGGTTCAGCATTTGGAAGTAGTTGCCGTTCTTCCAACTGGTCCCGGCCTTGTCCACGAAAGACCATGACCGCTGCTCATCCACCATGCCCTCCACCCGGCCGCGCAACGCCAGAAACCGCTCCTCCGGCGTCAGGCCGGACACCTCCGCGAGCCGGAAGATCTCAACGGTCGCATTCTGCAACTCGCGCACATCAGACTCCAGCATGCGGTTGATATTCGGATTCAGATGTACGTTGACCGCCGCCAGCCGGTCCGCATTGAACGGATGGATCCGCTCGAAGTAGTCCTCGAAATGTTCCTTGCTGAAAATGGTGAAGTTGATGGCCGCGGTATCCGCCTCGGTCAGCAACAAGTCCTCAATGGCCAGATCGAAGAAGTCCTTCGATGTGTTCTCGATGGCGCCCTTGGTCCAAGTGTCGAGATCGCCCTGGAGTTCGAGATAAAGACCGATCAGATCGCGCAGGAGGCCATCACGGACCCGGCGGGCAGTGCCGTAGCGTTTGTTCCGCGCCGCCTTCAGGATGCGATCCTGGACCTTGTCGCGGGCCAGGAGCAATGTGCGGATCATCTCCGCGCGGTTCTGCGTGGTCTTGCGCGCCAGGAGTCTCAGCCGATCGGCATTTGACTTAGGTTGCGCCACACCTTACGCCTCGCGGATGTAGAACTGGAGGTCGGCCGCCGCGGTATCCGCCTTCAAGTACAGCGTGGCAGTGGTGGGCAGAAGCGGAAACAGCGCATGCTGGCCGGCAAGTAAACGCACTTCATAAACCCCGGTGCTGATGAATCCGACGTCAATAAAATTCGTCGCATCGCGGTTCATCATCCAGATATACGATGCATTTCCGATCTCGGCCAAAATGCTGTGAGTCACTTCGGACGTACTGACATCCATCCGATAAACATTGTGAAAACCCAGTTGCTGAACCTGGACAATCTGACTCTCGGTTCGCGCGATTCCGCTGTCCGTATCAGAAAACCCCAGTGTGTAGTTGAACGTAGGCATCAAGCTTCCCTCACGTAAATTTCAACCGGGATGACGCCTTGATTGGCAATCAAATAGATGGCGGTTGTCGCCGGCGCGATCGGCAATATGCCAGACATCCCAGGGAATAGCCGCATAAAATAGGCCGTCGTGGCCACGCCAACGTCAACGTAATCCTCGGCCGATTCGCTGAGCGCATGATTCTTGACGAACACATACCCGGCCGAGCCAACACCAACCGCGAACGCCGACAATGTGACCGTGTATTCCCCACTCGTCACATCCGCCATGCCGTGCCCGACATCATTACCGGTCAGGGTGAACGTGTCCGATCGGGACAATGACATCCCGGTTACGCTGTCGCTGAACGATGTGGTTACAGTGAAATCCGCCATCTATGCCCCCCTGGCTATCTGCACACCCGCGCCGGCGCTCGCATTGAGCCACCGTTGCGCCTCTCGGCAAATCGTGAATACATCCCGACGTTCGCGCGGCTGCCCGGTCCCATCGTCGGATACAAACTTCGGCCCGGTCTGCGTGCCATCCACAATCGCGGTCGAATTGGCGAGCATGAAGAACGCTTGCTCATAGACCGCATAGTCCGGCCGGTAGCTCGATGGCGTGTCGGTGGTCTCGTTGGTGACTTCCGTACCGAGCGCCCGCGTGATTAACCGCGTGGCATGCGCAATGGCCGCGTCCTGTTGCTCGTCACTGAACGCGAACCACACACCATAGTTCAGGTGACTTGACGCCCCAAAGTACGTCGCCGCCAGTGCCCGGCTAAGTGTGATTGCCATATCAAAAACAAGTGGAAAATCGCGCAGACGGCCCGAAAGGGAAAACAAACAGACCGCCCACGCAATCCCCGGTGTGGAGGTAGGCTAGTTAACGATGTTGCCTGACGGAAAAGTAGTCGACGAACAAGGAATCAGCGCCCGTGTCTACGGTCAATATCCCAAAGACCGGAGACAGCGCCTCGTCATTCGGCACACTGGATGAGCCATCCTGGAACCCGACTTCCACGCCATCCACATACGCCCAGACATCACCCGCGGACCCGTCCACGTAGAACGAAAACACCTTGGCATTGCCGCCAACCGTGGCGCCCGTGTCCGTCATTGTGGTGATCGATGCATTCGTGACGATGGTCCCGTTCTTGGCCATCTGGAACGAATTCGTGTTCTGGTTGAGATAGAACCCGATGAAGTCATTCCCAAAGGATCCCAGGACATCCGTATCAGCTACCGTCAATCCGATGAAGACCCTATCCGCGCTGACATCATCAATGGCAATCTTGGCCTCATACCACAGATCCTTTGCGGCTGTGATCGTGAACGCCTCGCCATTCTTCTGGATCTCAACAGCATCAACGGCTTTGTTATTGGTCTTGATCTCCAGCCAACCGGAGCCGCCATTGTCCGCAATGGTAATCGTTTCCAGGTCATCCCCATCGCCATCCGTAGTGCTTACCAACCATTCAGCATGGTCTGCCACTTCGGAGAACTTTCCGCCCCTAAGCACTGTAGCTGCCGCATGATTAGTCGTCGCCGCGGCCGCAATGTACCCAGCGGAGAAAAAGTCATCCGCATAGGTTGAGAACGTCTGCGATGGCCATGCGCCCACTTCGCGCGCTCCCGGCGTGTACTGCGCATTGGCAACAACACCGGACAACATGACAGTCAACACTGCCGCAATTAATACTCTCTTCATTATTCGGACTCCTCTTCAGACTTCTCAACTGGTTTCGGTTCAGGTTCAGGTTTCGGGATGGGTGGCGGAGCCGACGCCGGCGCAACCTTCACGCCAAACGTCGGCCTGTAGCCTACCGCATCCTTCGGTGTGTACGTAGGATCGTCCGACATCTTAGGTGCCCGTCATCGTGGTATTCACCAGCACATCATACACCGCAACCGTGCGCGTGACCTTGTGACCAGCCGCAACGCGACCACGCACGAGATCATGGAACCGACCTTGCCCGCGCAATGTCTCGACGCCATTGGGTAGGACATAAATACCCATCGCGTTGCCGTAACTCTCAACACCGCCCATGCAATGCAGCGTCGTGGAAACCGTGGTCAGGTTGTTACTGATGTAGACGTTGAAGCCCATGAACTCAAAGCGCCGAATCAACCCTTGATTCAAGATCGCATCGCCGAAGTTGGTCTGACGATTGGCCGCAAACTCTTCGATGATCGCGCCAAGCGCCGGGTCAACTACGATGAACGGCTTGCCCTGGTTGTCTACCTTGTTCGTCCGCATTTGCTGGCGCAATTGCGCGAAGAACGTTGTCACTTGAGCGAGACGCGTTGCGCCGAGATCGGATTCAAACTGCCAATCCGATCCACCATTGTCGAAGTCCGTCCACGCGGCATGGTTGCTAAATACAGAAGCGTCTAAAGCATTCGCAAGCTGGAAACTGCCATTATTTGCATAAGCCCTTTCCCAACCTTGCACGGTGGTCTGGATCTTGTTGGTGTCCAGGATCTCGAACGAGAACGCCTTGTCGAAATTCTTCGTGATCGAAACGTCCGTATCGGTCAGCGCCTCGTAAGTGATAGTGTCCAGGTCGTCCACGTCGGTAACGCTTACGTCGGTGGGATTTATGACATGAAACGTATCACTTCCCTGAATCGGAATCGCCCGGTCCAAGATCCGCGTGGAAATCGTCATCGTGGTCAAAAATGCCTCGATGGTCTGCCGCCACTTCTCAGTCTGTAGTGCTGTAATTGCCATTTTAAGACCCGTTCAATATTTAACTCGGAGCCGGTTCGGCCCACATAGTGTCAAGTTTCTCGGTGACCGCTTTCTGTCCGCCAGATCGCTCAAGCGCCCGCCAATCAATCGGCTGGCTCCAATCCTGTGCGCCCTGACGCGCCGAAGCGCCGTTTGTTGATCCCTCGTCAGCCCCTGTCCCAGCGCCAGACTTAGCCGACGCGGATACAAACCTAGAATTATCCGTTATGATGCGCTCAACCACTTTGCCCACCTTGCCGGCGTCCGCGAGATCCTCCGTTGCGAAGTCCTCGAAAGCCTCCTGCAACGTCATGTCTCGATACTTACCCGACACATCCGGCAACCACGGAACCTCGATCCGCCCCAATGCCGCCGCGCGCTTCGTGGTCTCGTGCCCCTGGCGCTCGATCTCAATGAGCTTCTCGGCTTCCGCATGCTTGGCCGCTAGGCGTTCATGCTGCCGCTTCAGCTTCTCCAGCTCTGATCCGCCTACACTCGCCGCTTCAAGAGCCTCTTGCGCCGCTTCCGCTGCCGCCTGCGCATCCTTTAACTCTTGCTCAAGTTGCTTTGCCCTCTTCGCCGCAATCCGCGCGGTCGCCCCCGTGTCAGGCTCTTTGTACTCCCGCAACTCCTGGCGCTCGGCATCACTCAGCTCTTGCCCATCGGCTATCTTCCGCAATAATTCCAGTATCCCCATGACGATGAATCCTCCGTTTAAAGTCTGGGTAGACACTCCGCAAAAACGGGTCAGAAAAAACGTAAGGATGTAAACAGCGTTGGGTTACGCGCGCATGTGTTTTACTGATATGCCTACATCAACTTTGCTCATCGCCAACGACATTTCCGCGGAGTCCACGCCGGAGGAAATCTTCGCCACCCGTCACCATCGCACCATCGATCAACGCGCAAGGAAACTGCACCAGAACCTCCTCGTGCTGCGTGGCGGCCGGCCATACATCGCCGAACGCCTGGCCCGATTCCCGGCGGAAAGTACGGTAGACTGGACGGGGAGCGGATCGTTCGTTGATGAAAACCGCTTTGAGAAAGTCGGAAAGATCGACATGGAAGGCCGACAAGGTCGCGCCTACCTGGTGAACCACGCGCGCCGCATCGCCGATAAAATCACCCAATACGTGTTCGCCGAACCCCCAGAGCGCGAGGGCGTGCCAGATGAAATGAACGCCGATATCACCCGCGAGGGCGTCAGCCTTAATAACTTCATGGGCGAAGTACTCCGCACCCTGGTGGCAACCAAATGGTGCTGGATCGGCATCGACTCACCGAAGACCGGCATCAACATCTCCCAGGCCGAGGCGCGCGAAAAGGCCATCCGCCCGTACTGGGTGGTCTACGATCCCCTGCAGGTCGTCGATTGGCGCCGCCAGCCCAATGGCGAACTGGAATGGATCATCACCGAGGGCATCAAGTGGGACAACCCGAACCCGTTCGCGCTCGCGGAGGAAAAGACCATCCGCCGGCTGTGGCGCCCCGGAGTGATGGAGGAATGGGAAATCAAGTTCAGCCCCAGCGGAATGTTCGAGTCCGCCAAACGCATCGACGTGACCGAACTGGCATTCAAAAAGATCCCCTTTGTGCCCGTCGGCGAGATCAGCGAACACCCCCATTGGTACGATGACGTAGAGGACATCCAGCGCGCCATCATGGACCTGGAGTCCTGCCTGGATACCCTGTTTCACAAAGTTGTCTTCGCGCAGGTCGTGCTGCCCTCCAGCGTGGGCGACGATCTCGCCGGCGAAGCCCACGGCCAAGACATCGCCAAGCAAGTCGGCGCCATCATGGGATATTGCAACGCGATCCTGGAATCTCACCAGGAAAAGGGAATCACCCGGTACATCGGCCCGGATGGCGCGGCAATCTCGAAGATCCAGGACGAACTGAGCCGCAAGCGCGAGATCATGTTCGATACCGTAGGTCTCCACCTTGGCTTTCAAAAGAATTTCAGCGAGTCCCCGGAGGTCAAAGCGTTCGATCAACTCGACCCCCAGGCCGTACTCCGCAACTACGCGCAGCAAATCGGCGAGGCCGAGCGCCGGGCATGGGATCTGACCCAAATGATCGATCCCAGCGTCCGCGACGTGAAGACCACCTACGCGACCCGGTTCCACGTATCCGATCTGTTCGAGGACTTCAAGAGCCTGATCCTGGTCAACCAGGTGGACGCCCCGGACTCCCTTCGCAAGCTGACCCTGAACGCCATCGTGGACAGCCTACTCCAGATCCTGCGGTCCCAAGTCGCCCCCGACACCATCGAGGCCATACGGCGCGATATAGACGGCTTCTCGTTCAATGAGAAAATCGACCTGGATTCCGCCAGCATCGCAGCCCGTAGCATGGCCGGCGTGAATACCCAGGCGACCGACAGCGGCGAGGGCTTGCCGGGCGATTCGGGCCAGGACGCACCGTAACCGCCCCAGAATCGCTCAGGAGGGCCAAACGGCCCCAGACTCGGCCCAAGTACCGCGAACCAGCCCTAAGCGCGTTGTGAGGCATCGCGGGCAATAGCCGGAGAGAAACATCGTACGATAAATCCCTCCCGACCGAGCGTGGAAGGTTTCGGTCCGGTCGGGAGAAAAATATCGTACGATAAATCCATCGTACACCTCACCCGCTCGCAGTGAACTCCATCACCGTCTGATCCGGGTCCGCCGCCGTCACCAACGCCTTGAGCCGGTCCCGAATGTACTTGCGCTCTTCTTTCCGCGGCCGAACCTCATCCACCATCAACGCATCAATCTCCAACTCCAACCGTATGTCCGCCGCCACCAACTCGCGAATCTCATCAACCACAGTCCGCGTCATATCATCGCCGCCTCCCGTAACCGCTCCATCCGCTCACGCACCGACTTCGATCGCTTCCAAGCCAACTGCCGCGAAATCCCAAGCGTTCGCCCTACAGCCGCATTGCTCGACCCCTCGGGCGCCGCCATCCGCGCCGCTAGAAAATCCTCGTCAGCCACCTTGAACGCCACCGCCAACCGCGCATACATCGTAACCCGTCGCTTGCCATCCATCGCACCAGCTCGTATCGACCGCCGCTCTTTCTTCGTGAGTAACAAATACTCGCGCAACACCGTGGCATACAATCGCGTGTCATCAACCACCGGCCGATCCAATATCTTCCAGGTGCCAGCAGTCGGTGATTCCCATTGCGATCGAAACGATACGCGACGCCGCTCATACTGCGGTTCGCTCAAAGTGCAACGCGAACATGGTAACAAGGCATACATCGCCGGGTCCGATGCCGGATACCCATGCAAATGCGGATTGGCCTCAACACTGAATCGACATGTGCTGCAGTCTTTCATCGTGCAAGTAAGTATACTTACGCGCCGGCGATTAGAACCGATCCCACCCGACGATCCAACTCCGCCACCAAGTAACGTAGCGCATCCATCGCGTGATCATCCTTGCCTACCGGCTTGTCCCCCTCGCGATCCCAAACGTATGACTCAATCTCACTGAGCAATCCAGGACATCCGTAGCCGTGACTCCGATCCGACTTAACGAAAAGAAGGCGGCCTTCTTGAAGTCGCTTTTTCACCCTGGCAAGCCCATCGCGTATCGGCCGATCCTTCCACGCCGGCCGCGTCACAATGCCATCACGCCTCAACGTCGCAGCGTCCTCCGCATCATGGTCCGCTACCGTATACCACACCGTATTGACTTTGCTGCGCTCCACGATGTCCGCCGCATGCTCCGATACTATCCGCCCAGTGCGGTATATCTCATCGTAAATAATCAGCCGGCCATCCCAATCCACCCCCGCGAAAAGGCAAACAAAAGGATCCCGGTAACCAAAGTCAATCGCGCGGTAACACGCCTTGCCCAAAAACGTACCCGTACTTATTTCCATGCAGTCGGCCGCGGCGATGACAAGGCTCTCCGTGTACTCGCTGTACACCGCCCCCTGATCCGCTACCCACTCGCCGTACAACATCCGCCGCTTCGTGATCTCATCCTGGTCCTCGTAGGTCTGCAACGCATCACTCGCCAAGTTCGCCGCATTGTCACTGATCGTCCAACCACCTAAACGCCCCCACCGCTGCCTGGCCTGTAAGGGCTCACCAGATTTCGGATGCACACCCTGTACCCCAACCCGGTGCAACCAATGACGCGGCCCACGCGGATTCGTGTCACATACCGC